TTGATGGTGGCAATGCCTTTTTAATCGCATTAGAGCGGGCGCAATAACTGTCTCCCTTCTTAGTACCAGGTGCTACCTTCGCCCCCTTCTGACCATAACGGACAGTCTTTTTTCTGCCAGTCTTAGGATTGGTTATAGTTTTTTTTCTAGCCTTCTCCATGCGATCTCCTTTTATTTTCTACCAAACTGTTTATGCCATTGAAACGCAGACCAGGCATCTTTAAACTTTGGTGGCGTAAGACCTGATGTTTCTACACGCTTGCCAGAAGAAGTTTTATAAAGAGCATCTCTACTGGTTGCTCTTTTCTCGGAGGCGACAGCTTTCTCTTCTTCGGACCTTACACTTTCTCTTTTTGCTTTGACAATGTAATAAGCATCTTCTAGCTTTAGCTCTTTACGATCCATTAAGAGCTTTGCAATGTCAACACGAAGTTCTGGAAGGTCTGGATGATTGGATTTAAATCTTTCAAGTTCCAATGCTCTGCGTTCTTTAACAACTTCATCTTGAAGTGGTTTTAGTAGCTCCTGCATCATTTGAGCTGCTTCTTTTTTTATTTGAGATTTTCTACCATTTTCATCCCAAATGTCGTGATCGGTTTTATCATCTGCTAGTTCTCTGACCTTTTTAGCAAATGGAGAATCTGACATTAAAGCCTGCTGAGATGTTAACTTCTGACGAAGAGATTCTAGCTCTGCTCTTTCAGCTGCAAGTTCTTGTGTCTTCTTTGTGTAACTTGCTCTTAAGTTTTGTATTACTTTTCTTCCATTCTCAGGAATATGTTTTAAAACTTGATCATAAGGAATACCGATTTTGTGTTCCATAGATGGTTCTGCCATCACAGGATCATTATCAAAATGCGTATTTATTAGAGCATCTAAGTCAAAAGCATCTACTGCTTCTGCGGGAACGTCAACTACTTCAGGCGAGGTGTCGGCTGTATTGCCGGTCTCATTATCTAACATGTGCTTCTCCTTTACTACATCCTACCTTCGAAGAGAGAATCCATTTCTTCTTCGCCCATAGGACCTTCTTTATCTTCTTCCTTAACTTCTTCGCTAACTGGAGCCTCCACTGGTGGAGGTGATTCCAAAAACTTTTTAAAGTCTTTTTGACGTGAAACCAAATCTAGTCTAGCTGTCAATGCTGCTAGATCTCTATCACTTTTTATTCCTTCAATAGAGATAGCCATAGAAGGATCTAATACATCTTCCCCTATTGCATCTTCAACAGCCTTAGCTATCATCATTATTTCTCTGACAAACTTAGTTGGAAAAGAAGTAGCATCTTCGGTAAAAGTAGGATAAGGCTCTAAGCGGAAGAATGGTGTTAGCTTATTATGAGCTTTAACCAAACTATTTAAAGCTCCCTTTGAGAAGCTTCCCTTTGGAGCCATCTCCATAAAAAGAGCATCTTCTTCCTGCATAAGAGCATCACCGCTTTCTTCCATCATGCCCTTCATCATCTCTAAGTCTTTTGTCATCATTTCGTCCATAATATATTCTCCTTATTCAGCAAGCATTTGCTTGGCTGGTAGTGTTTCTGTAACGGCTTTGATTTTATCTCCGCCAAACTTTTTAAGATTAGATTGATAAGTCTCAGTAAGTGCATCTATCTTTGCAGCTTCTTCTGCTGATTTGGATTCTAGCCTTTCTATTACATTAGATCCTATGTCAGATTCTGAAACAAAGCCTCTCTTAGCCATGATATTAGCTTCTTCTCTACGGGAATGTACTTTTCTTCCAAGAGCTTGGCTCCACATACCTTGTCCAGATAATCCAGCATTCCAAGATCCATTCCATAATGTAGCTGTTTTAGCTGGTAGAGATACCTGACGAGACATCATTATATGACACTTTTTACAAATAACTTCTGAATCTCTTTCGGAAACTTTTAAAATCAGTTCTTCGCAACCACCACATACTGGGCACCAAAAATCGTACAGCGGCATACTATTCTTCCTCTTCGATGGGCCGGCAGTACTTAGACTTATACATAGCAGCTCTAGTGGCTGGTACTTCTTCAGTTACTTCTTCCTTCTCTTCTTCACCAACAATAGACTGAAGTTCCTCTAAAGGACTGCTGCCTATCACTATTGTTATTTTTGGACCTTTCATGTTAGCTCTCTATATATAGGGGAGAATGTAAAGTTAGGGCATTGGTAAAGGTGTAGATCTTACAGAACCTAATAGCTCTTGAGCTAAGGCTTGAGCATCTGTAGTTGGCTCTGGTGGAACTACTTCTGCAGAAGCTGCTCTTGAGGCTGATCCAGTACTAGGGGCCTCTGCTTTAGCAATATAAGATTCATTTAGTTCAAATGCTCTAACAACATCTTCTAGAAGTTTCTCTTGTGGTACGCCAAGCTGACCAAGAACAGGAAGTAGTTCTAATAGCTGTCTCTTTTTTAGTTCTTTAGAAAGTGGTGTGCTTGCCTGGTCTAATGCAAAGAATCTAAACTGGTGATCAAGAGCTGAAGGTGTTACAAAACGTGCTTTTTTTCCAACCATGATTACAGGCTTTTCATCCTCTTCTAAAGTATAGACTAACATTCTAACAAAAATATTAGCAAGAGATTCTATTGCCTCATCTCGTTCTCTTGCCATTCTGCCTATTTCTGATGCAGTGTATTGAGCAAGTGCAGTAATCTCTGTTGCAGTAGCTCTAACAGCTTCTCCTCTAACATTTGGAGATATAATAGCTCCTCTTTGTATGTCAGATTCTACATAGTTTTGATAACGATCAAAGTTTGAAGATAGTGGTTCTACAGGAATAGTTCTAATAATACCATCTAATGTTTCATTATCTACTGGAATCATAACGCCATCTTCGCCAGATGCAATCTTAGCTAGACCTTCTTCGTCTATAGTTCCTTCTTTATATAGATACTGTCTGCTATCTCTACGTATAGCATTTGCCCAAAATGTTCTTAGAATATTCTTTTCAAACAACTGATCATATACTCTGGATAAAGTGCTATATCCATCCATTGGTTTATCTGGTACTCTTGAATAGTAAAGTGGTGCAATAGGAACCAATGGTCTATCATCATAAGTCCTCAGAGGAATAGAAGTTTTTTCTAGGAATCCTCCACCTACTTTAATGTTAGGTGTGTAGATATAAAGTTTGTCCATTTCTAGATCATAGTATTCTACAATCTCAATGTACTGGTATTCATCTGGTAAAGCATTAAAACTTCCAATCTCTTTTCCATCTTCAAAGTAAGATGGTTTTGATACTGGATTAAACTTCTTAGCTCCATACATTCTACGAGCATCAGTAACAGGCAGATAATAGTGATGACCTATAAATCTTTGTTCTTCCCACAAGTCAGCATCTCTATCTAAAATAATATTCCAAGGTTCTACAGCTCTAATAGAAACACGATTTAGTGGATCATCAGAAACCTTTGGCGCTACTTTGAAGAAAGACATTGGATAAATAAGAGCAATACGAGAACCATTCTCTAGAGCTTTTCTATTTTGAGATAACCAGTTATTTACAGTCTGACGCGCCAGTTCTACGTTCTCACTAGATGTCTTCATCGAATCAACTTCAACAGCTGGAGACTTTTCAAAAAGAGATGCAATATAGCTTTCAATAAATGTATATCCATCAGATGTCTCTACACGAATAGATGTATCAGAAAATGGTTCATCAGAATAAAACTTTGTTAAATAAGCTGCACGATATTTACGCATCAGTCCTTCTTGCTGAGACCAGTAGTCTTTATGGCTAGCAAGTATTTCTCTGATAACACGGATCTTCTGTTCGTCTGTTAATGACATTGCTTAATACTCCATCTAATATAAGTGAGAATGTAAAGTTTAATATCTTCTTGCTGAAGTCATACTATATTTTTTCGTTAGTCTAGCCAGTCTTTGGCTCCTAACCCAGTCTGGAAGGAATGATCTATCAGGAAGACTGACTCCTTTAATACATTGCAAAGCCAATGCTAATGCTATCACACAGTCTCCATGGTTGTCAAGATTAGATGGATAGTCGATGTTGCCTCTATCATTTATAAAGAAAGATCTAAGCTGTGATACCGTATCTACATCTAGCTTTGTGATTACGCCCTGCATTAGGCTTTCTTTTAGTTCTTCAAAGATTACAAACTTTGTTTTGCTATTTGTTTGCCAATCTCCTCCAGTATCAGGATGACGCCACAAGTTGACATAACCTCTAGCTCTCATATCCATCAATAAAGCAGAACCTATATTGTTGCTCTCTATAAGAATCTTTGCTCCAGAATACATGGTGGCTATGTGTTCTAATATATCACCTACGCCAGATATAGAGGTTAGATTCGACTGCCATGTAGCTACTACATTATAAGTGCTTTTAGCCATTACAAAGATTGCAGAATAGTCTTTTCCTACACCAGCTGCTACGTCAACACCAATAGCATAAGCCTCTTCTTTTTTTGCAGGCTCTATGATATTAAGTGATCCATCAGCATAGTCTATCTTTATAGATTCTAAATACTGAAAACATTCCGGATTAAAATAAGCATTGGAGCTACTACCATATGCTTCTTCTATTGATAATGGATATTCTCTTCTAAACTTGTGAATGCCTAGCTGATCTACCATTAGCCTACGCCAGTATATCTGCTCCATGTCTAATGAATAATCTTCCATTAGAAGGGCTTCTTCTTCTGTAGGTTCTATATGCTTAGGCACAAGCTTTCTATATTGTACATGCTCGTTCCATGGAAAGAATAAAAACTTTAATCCGCCTTCTCCTTTCATTGCTCTCATTATATCCTTATGATGCGGATCTCCATAAACATTTGCTGTGCTTTCTTGTATTAAGAATCCTTCATTCACAGATGCTAATGCTGTGGCTTTTAACTCTTCGGCATTAGGAGCAAATGCATATTCTGATAGATGTATATAGTTAGCAGAAAATGATCTTAATCCTCCATGTCCTTCTGCAGATATAGCAAAGCATTCAGCTCCTGTATCAGATAGCTTCATGCTTGTTGTATTTCTAACAGTGAGCGGTCGCTTCAATGGCTGAGGTAGATTGTCGTAGAATCTAAACCACATTTCCAATAGATGTTTAGAGCTTGCTAGTTTATGTGATAGGATAGCTATTGTTATTGGAGATGGTGAGGTATACCACTTCCAAAAAAGCCAAGCAGCTACAATGGTTGATGATCCAATCTGTCTGCCTTTCAATACAACCAGATGACCATCAGCAGCTGTTAAAGATTCTATTATTTGAATCTGCTCGCCATTAGGTTTTATCTTTACTAGCTTTCCTTTCTTATCTTTGATTGTAAGTTTTGGAATAAAAAGTAAAGGATCCTTTAGTACGGCCTCTAGCTCTTTCATTCTTCTTCTCCTAATGGTGGGTGTGGAACTTCTTCTCCAACAGCTTTAGCAGATTCTGCCAGCCACTTAGATAGAATATCAGCTACAGGAGAATCTACTTTATCTTCCCATCCCTTAGAGATCCTTCGACCATGCATAACAGACAACTGTTGAATAGCAAATGTCAGCATGGTTCTTCCATATCTAGGAGGTTGTCCGCCTTCCATGTCAGAAAAAGTATCTGACAAAACAATCCAGAGAAGAGATTCAATATCCTTAGATGACAGGCTCTTCTTTAAATCTTTAGTTCTCTTCGTAACGTATGTCTTTCCACCTTTATACATTAGGATCTCCTATCAGCCTTAGGTTCTTTAAAGCTTTATTATAAATCTCATAAACATTTTGTCTACTGGTTCCTATGATTTTTCCAATCTGATCATAAGTCATGTTGTCTATTAC